CTTGAGATCTAACACACTCAAACTAGTCCAGTCAATGTAGTTGTCAGTGGTTTGAATTTCTAAACTAGGATTAAACAATACTAGAATTTGTTCTAGTAATTGTAATTTTTGATCAGTGTTACTGGTCCATAAATCGCACTTCATTGTTAGTTTAAACGGAGTTGGCATCAATCGTTCTACAGTATAATTGCCACCTTGGATATTCTGATATTCTACCAATCCAGTTTCGTTGTCTCTAGTATATTTTCTTTCCCGAATGTTTACTTTACTAGTAAAGGTAGCATCACTAATTCGTGTAGTATCCATTTCTAGCCCAGTAATATAGCAGGCCATTCTTGGAACTGATGGCATTTTGTTTTCAGAATTATCTTTAATGATACTAGCAACTTGTCTAGTCAAGTCTCCGTACAGCACAGGCACGTGACGTTCTTCAGGAGTAGTGCCACCGGTCTTGTATTTGAAACCTATAAACACACGCATGAACTGTGTGACATATCTTCTTATTTGCCCGTCATAAAAATAATCCATTATTCGTCCGCCTGTGGTCTAAGTGCCTTGGATAGGCTTTGTTTTTCTTTAACTGTGTGACCGTTAATTTCTGCGGTTGTCTCGTTGTTAATAAAGCTGGTTTTCTGAGTTTGACGAGCTTGTTTACCTGCAAAGGTATCTCCTAGACCAACATCACTTTCTCCAAGATTGCTCATAGTCATACGTTTAACATCTTCCATCTTAACCCACCTATTGCCGTTATACCTAAACAATCTGTTTGGTAAGTAGTCAGTTCGAAGACAGTATTGTCCTTCAATCCCGTTGATTGGAAACGATATACCTGAAGTAAATCTAGCACCATTTGGCGGACGTCCGTCATCGGTTATGTAGCCAATGTAATCGTTGTGCTCGGGATTCTGAAAAATAGTATCTGCAGTAACACTCATATAGACTACTTCGCCTTGGTCATCATAGATAGCATTTCCGTTAGGATCAGTGCTAGGTATTAAAATTTCTTGATCACTGTCAGCAGTTACTAATTCAACATTGCCGTCAGCATCTTTCTGAATGGTATAAAACTTGCTAATATCGTAGCCGCTCATAGGAGCATCAGCTTCAGCTTGATCAAGAACTGCTTGAGTAATCTGCATTTCTTTTTCGTATGTTGACATAATATCGCGCAGACTTTGGTCACTGCCTTCACCTGCCGACCCGTCGAGGATGTCTTTGAATTCCTGACTATCAACTAGTGGTTTGCACTTTGCACGATATAAGTGCGGATACCAAGTCACTGAGAATCCTTCTGCTGCACGAGTTACTTCTTCAATAACATAAAAACGTTTCAAGGCAAAACTTAAATCGTTGAGAGCATGATCATCTTTTAAATGTGGTAATTCAATGACATCACCGGCAATGATTTTACGACCAACTTTTTCCACAGTATCATTAATATGAAAGGTAATAAAAACTGTATCGTTTTGCAGGAATAGTCCAAACTGACTAAGATTAAAGTCAGTGTCTTGGATATTATATACCCCGCGAAGTACATACACATCGGGATCGTATTTTCTATCTCTATTCTCTAAAAATAACAAATCTTGTATTTGAGTTTCGTTAGCAATGTTGTAAGCTGGAGTAGCAGGAGTTGTAGTTTCTGAACTTCCTGGACCAATGTATTTGTGTACTAAAACATCGGTTCCGCCAACCTGGAACATTTCCCAGATGGTTTTATCGATGAATTTGTAATCATTGCCCTTTTGGGGACGGTATAAGCTGAGTCTTGGCATAGTCATATATTTACCGCAGCAATAAATAGTAGTATGAGTACAAACGACCAAGCCCGACAAAAAGTCTACGATTACTGCCGCACTATGCTAGGTGACGGAATGATCGATATTGAATTAGATCCAATACACTACGAAACAGCGTTAAATCGATCGTTAGCGGTGTTCCGTCAACGTTCCGATAATGCTGTTGAGGAAAGCTATGTATTTTTGAATCTATTAGTAGATCAAAACGAATATATACTGCCCCAAGAAATACAGCAAGTACGACAAATTTATAGAAGAAGCATTGGATCAAGAACTGGTGGCGGCCAGGGCGGCACAGTATTTGAACCATTTAACTTGGCCTACTCAAACACCTATTTGTTGAGCTCAACCAACATGGGCGGTTTACTCACATACGAGTTGTTTGCACAGTATCAAGAACTAGTGGGCAAGATGTTTGGATCATTTATTAACTTTAATTGGAATCCATCCACTCGTAAATTAGTGATTCAACAACGTCCAAGAACCGAGGAAAGTGTTATGCTACAAGTTTATAACACTAGACCTGACATTACCATAATTGACGATGTCTACGCTGGACAGTGGATCAAAGATTACAGTCTAGCAAGTTGTAAAATAATGCTTGGCCAAGCCCGTGAAAAGTTTGCTCAAATCGCAGGGCCAGGGGGCGGTAGCAGCCTAAACGGCGCAGCTATGAAATCCGAAGGGCAAGCAGACATTGACAAACTAACTGAAGATCTCAAGACTGGTATTACTACACAGGGTTGGGGTTGGATAATTGGTTAAATTCCTTTGACTTTTTAATAAATCTATAATATAATTGTTGTATCAGGAGACAATTATGATTATAGGTATTTGCGGTTTTATCGGCAGCGGAAAGGATACTGTTGCTGACTATCTAGTCAACTTCCACGAGTTTAGAAGAGAATCATTTGCCAGCACTCTCAAAGATGCTGTGAGCGCAGTATTCGGTTGGGACAGGACTATGCTAGAGGGTCGTACCAAAGAAGCCCGAGAGTGGCGAGAGCAGGTAGATCCTTGGTGGGCAGAACGTCTTGATATGCCCACTCTTACTCCTCGATGGGTACTACAGTACTGGGGGACAGAAGTATGTCGTAAAGGATTCCACGACGATATCTGGATCGCTAGCCTAGAAAATAAAATTCGTAATAGTAAAGATAATGTAGTGGTCAGTGATTGCCGATTCCCTAACGAAATACAAAGTATTCGAAACGCAGGCGGCCAGATTATCTGGGTGCAAAGAGGGCAGTTACCAGATTGGTACGACATTGCTATAGATGCAAACAATGGGCACAATCGAGCTATACAAGAATTAAAAATGCGTAAAATTCACGCTAGCGAAACAGCTTGGGTTGGTACAGAGTTTGATGCTATAGTTGACAACAACGGAACCATTGATGAATTATATAACCAGGCAGCATCAATAATCAGCAACGAGATCGCCCTGCCGCCAGGCAATGCCTTCTTTGCCTAGTATTTGCGCACAGTTACAACACACAGATTTTAAGTTAGTAGGGCGGCAGTTATCAAGATTACCGTCTATGTGAAATACTCTAAACACTTCCGAGTGCGGGCTTTTGTGTCCGCACTTTTCACATTGTGATTTTATTTTATATCCGGCTCGCTGCCATCGAGGAATTCCGTGATACATACCGTTGGCTAAGCACATTTCACAGAGCTTTCGATAATAAACTTGGCCGTCTTTATGGTAGTTAACAGCTCGGGGTCGTTGCCCGCATCTACAAAGTGGTCTCATAAAGTTATTTACACCTTTTCAACCCCTTTTTTCTAATGTCATAACAGGCCGAAATCATTAAGTGGTGCTAAATACTATGAGCAACTATTACCAGGAGATTAGGGAATGGCACTAACATCACCAGGCGTACAAGTTACGGTAATTGACGAGAGTTTTTACACACCAGCTGAGCCTGGGACTACTCCTCTTATCGTAGTGGCAACAGCGCAAAACAAAGTAAATTCAGCCGGCACAGGAACTGCCACTGCAACTACACAGGCTAATGCCGGCAAGGCATTTAAGCTAACAAGTCAGAAAGATTTATTAGATCTTTTCGGCGTACCGTTCTTTGAGAAGACAGCTTCTGCTAGTCCTATCCATGGCGGTGAAAGAAACGAATACGGTCTTCTAGCAGCATATAGTTTGCTAGGAGTTTCCAATGCTGCTTTCATAGTGAGAGCAGACGTTGACCTAAACCAACTAGAAGGCAGCACAGACATTCCAGGTGCGAATCCTAGCAATGGTGCTTGGTGGGTTGACACACAAGCATCAGCATTTGGTATCCAAGAGTGGAACGGTGCTGCAATCAGCACCACAGGCGGACAAAAGTTTGCTGCAAAAAATCCAACAATACTAACAGATTCTGACACTGCAAAATTAACAGCAGTAGGCGGCGCACCAAAAGATTCAGTTGGATCAATTGGCGACTATGTAGTAGTATTTGAAACTGTAACTGGTAACGGATCATTTACTGCTGGCGCTGAAACAGCTAGAGTTTATTACAAATCTGCAGGCAATACGCAAGCAGGTGTTGCAGCTGGACAATGGGTAGTGGTAGGAAGTCAAGAATGGACAGCAAGTCACCCAACAGTGGTCGGCGGTACAATTTCTGTATCAACTCTAACTGCTGGTAATTTCCTTATCAACGGCACACTGGTTACTATCAGCAATGGTCATACATTAACAAACCTAGTTGCTACAATTAATGGTCTAAACATTACTGGGGTAACAGCCAAAGCATTAAACAGCAAATTATATTTGTATTCTAACGGTGCTACAGAAACCACTGGCGATTCAACCCTAGCTAACGCTATTACAATTGCTCCAGGTACTGCAAGCCTAACAGAATTAGGACTAGAGACCAAAGTTTATTACGGTCCAGCACTACAGCAAACTCCACATACACAAGTTCCTGAATGGAAATCTACAGATACAAGTTCACGCCCAACTGGATCAGTCTGGATTAAGACCACTGAGCCAAACAATGGCGCACGTTGGAGAGTTAAGAAGTGGAATGCTGCTTCAGACACTTGGGTTTCATATGAAGCACCAATTTATGCAACAACCAACGCAGCTTTGTATTATCTAGATCGCAGTGGCGGCGGCGCAAATCTTTCAGTAGACACACTAGTTGTTCAGTCAAACAGTGACGAACACGCTGATTACGATACAACACCAGCAACTGCAACATTTAGAATGTGGCGTAGAATTTCTACTGGAAATACTATAATCACTTCAACAGCAATTACATCTACTGTAGCTGCTGGCGCAAAAACATTTACTATTGCTGAATCACTAAAAGGTCAAATAGCTCTTGATGCAGCAAAGACTATCAGCTTTACAGCGTTGGGTACATCTGCAGATGCAAACTTGATTGCAGGTAAAATTAACGCAGCTGGATTTACAAATATCGAAGCAGCAGTTACATCTAGCAACGAAGTTCAGATCTATCACAAACTAGGCGGTGATTTTAGACTAGTAGACGGTACTGGTAGCCCAGTTAGCGCAATGTTTACTGCATACAATCTCGACACTGGTGCAGGAACTGATAACTTTTATAGCTTACCAGCTACAACACCAAACGGTTACCTAGCATCTAACTTCCGTCCATTTGCTGTTGATGAATTTACAGCATCCGGCGATGCTCCTACTAACGAGCCAGCAGACGGTCAGTTATGGTTCACTCCTGATTACAGCGATGTTGACGTTATGATTCATAACGGAACAACCTGGGTAGGATATCAAAACTACAATGCTGCTTATGCCAACACTGACTCAAACGGTCCACAAGTAACTGCTACAGCACCAACATTGCAAAGTGACGGTACTGCACTAGTTGACGGCGATCTATGGATCAGCACAGCTGATTTAGAAAACTTCCCAACAATATATCGTTGGAACGGCAGCACCTTAGAGTGGTCACAGTTAGATAAAACTGATCAAGTTACTGAAGAAGGCGTGTTATTTGCAGATGCTCGTTGGGGCAATGCAGGTAATGTAAAGCCAACAGCATTAACAGCAATTAAAGATTTGCTAACCAGCAACTTCTTAGACTTTGATGCACCAGATCCTGCACTATATCCAAAAGGTATGTTGCTATGGAATCTACGCCGCTCAGGTGGCAACGTCAAGCAATATCGTAACAACTATATTGACACAGCCGCAGACAACGGAAGATTAGGTGATGTAAGTATGAGCACCTATGCAACTGATCGTTGGACTACAGCTTCTGCTAACAACGAAGACGGATCAGGCAGCTTTGGTCGCAAGGCACAACGTAAAGTTGTTGTATCAGCATTGAAGAGTGTTGTTGACACAAGTCAAGAAATCCGTGACGAAGAGCGTAGAAACTTTAACTTAATTTCTGCTCCTGGATATCCAGAAGTATTGCAGAACTTAGTTGGTCTAAATATTGATCGTGGACTAACAGCATTCGTAGTTGGTGATACTCCATTACGCTTGCCTAGCGATGCAACAAGTTTAACAAATTGGGGTACCAACGCTAATCTAGTAACAGACAACGGTGACGACGGTATTGTTACCTATGACGAGTACATGGCTGTGTTTTATCCAAACGGATTTACTACAGACCTAGGCGGTACCAACGCTGTTGTTCCAGCTAGCCATATGATGCTTAAGACTATTGCACTAAGTGATAATGTTTCTTACCCTTGGTTTGCTCCAGCAGGTACACGTCGTGGTGGAATTACTAATGCAACATCAGTAGGATATATTGATGCATTGAGCGGCGAGTTCCAAACTGTTGCATTAAACAATGGTCAACGTGACACACTGTATGATTTAAAAGTTAACCCAATCACATTCTTTAATGGAATTGGTCACGTAAACTACGGACAAAAAACTCGTGCAAGAAATGCGTCTGCACTAGATCGTATTAACGTAGCACGTTTGGTAGTATATCTACGCAGCCAGTTGAACAAACTTGCTCGCCCGTATGTGTTTGAACCAAACGATAAGATTACTAGAGATGAAATCAAACAAGCAGTTGAAAGTTTGTTACTCGAACTAGTTGGTCTAAGAGCACTTTACGACTTTGCAGTTGTATGTGATGAAACAAACAACACTCCAAGCAGAGTTGATCGTAATGAGCTATATGTAGACATTGCAATTGAACCTGTGAAGGCTATTGAATTCGTTTACATTCCATTGCGTGTCAAGAACACAGGAGAGATTTAAAAATGCCTATTA